TTGCATTTCACAATACGACCAATTGTTGTAACTAGAAGATCTAACGTAGGTTATAAGCATGTGGCACTCCTAAAGTATTTTACTTGATATTTTTTCTATTTTTTTCTTTAAATCATTTACACTACAATCTTTATTATCTACAATGTAGTCAAAATTATCCCAATCAAAATTATCTTTATCTAAAGCCGTTTCGCATCGGTGATCTGAATTATACATATCTCTTGTTAGTCTAATAACAATACCACCAGCCTCATGTATTGCATTCACCTCGTTGGCAAATCTTACATCTGGGATTAGTGCCACTTCAGTACCTTCTAGACTAATAGATTTGATTGTATAGTCTACCCAGATGGTGTCTTTAATTTGTCTCATAACGTCAGTTCCTAAATATTGCAAAAATTCTCTAGCAGTCATCTTGTGCTTCCACCCATTCTGACTGTATGGAGTCGCAGTATTTTTATCTTCATCCGTGCCGTACACCTGTCTAGGGCTGAGATCAAACAAATCCATACTAATCTTTTTAAGATAGTCAGCGAAATGATATATTTTAATATAAGGCCAAATTTCATGTTCTGCGTAGTTAATAAAATCTATATCACTCCTAAGTATGTCAAAAATTCCCCACCCAATTTTTCCATTACTATCAGAGGTTTGTATGACCAATGAACCATTTTCATTAATATTGTAATCTTTTACGATTTCTCTTTTAATAAACTTAATGCCATGCAAACAATTAGCAACAGTATTTTTACCTGCTTGCTTTCTACCAGATATTCCTATAATTTTTGTCATTAATAAGTACCTCCCAGATTATTTAAAATATTTTTTTGTATGTTTACTACTTTCATGTCTCCAACATCTTTGTTAGATAGTCTAGGAAATGTAAGTCTATACATTCTTCCTAGCTGTCTTTGCATTTTTACACTGGCTTCTCTGCCAGCTTGATCGTTATCCATAATAATTATCAATCTTGTTATAGGTAGTTTATGTAATTGTTGTATATGTTTTTCTGATAAACTTTTGCCAAAAACGCTGACTGCATTTTTTACACCAGCCTCATGCATTCTCCAAACATCTCCCTGACCCTCTAAAATGTATAAGCATGATGTTTCTTTAGCCTTCTTTATTGCTCTATGATAATTATAAAAATAGGAATTCTTATCAAAACCAGTTGGGTATATTAAAAACTTTGGCGTTTTGTATTCCTTAATAGACCTTCCAATAATTCCAACTAATTTCTTACCATCATTGTTATGTATGGGTATAATTGACCTTTCCTTCATTATACCTTGTTCGCAGCAATCTCCCACTTGAAAATGTTTTAATGTTGCCATCCTAAATCCTCTGCCGTTAAAATAATCAGAGGGTACATTATTTGTAAATTCTTCTTCTATCTCTTTATCTAATATATCTTTTGGTTTTTTGTTTAGATGTTTTAATAACTCAAACATTATATCTTTTTCGTCGCTCTCGCTCTCATCCGACTTGTTTGGCTCGTACTTATTATCAATGTTGAGTATTTTGCAAGACCACTTAAGAGCATCTTTAAATTCAAGTTGTTTTCCTTCTTTTGCTGACAAAGCACCAGTAATCAAACCAAAAACATCATGCCCATGCTCGCATTGGCAGTCTCTAGTCCAGCATTTCCATATCCCCTTATCAATAGAAAACGAGAACGCTCTAGGGTTATCGCTATCCTCATGAACAGGGCAAGTAGAGTAAATATTATTATTAAATATTTCGTAGTCTACCCCTAACTCTTTCAGGATAACTTCTATATTGTCATTTAGTGTTTTCTTCAGACGTTTCAAGTCCATCTTGTATTTTTCCTAGAGCTTCCTTACTAACTAAGCCAGTGTCACCAGAAGGTCGATTTTTTAATTCGTTTCTAGTTGACAATTCTACCAACTTTGCATGTGCGCCGTCCATTTGTACATTAATGTAGTCTCCGTCATCCAATCCTGAACCATGTCTAGCAACAATGGGAACTAATTTTCTATTACCAGCTGTTGGCCCATCCTCTGCTAATTCTTCTGTAGACTTTGCCTTAAAGATGGAGAAGGAGGTACATAGCCATATTAAACGGTCTGAACCACTAACAGCATCAGTACTTTCCTTAGTTATTCCATCCCTGTTAAGCTGAACAAAAGACAGACAGGGTATATCTAGTTTAACACATAGGTTGTGTAGTGATGTTATTTGAAATCCTAATGCTTGATATTCTTGTATATTATTTGTTATAGACGCTGATGACATTAATTTTAAATAATCATATACTATAACGCAATCGTTTGTCTTTCCATTCTCGTCTGTTTTAACTTCTTGAAATACCCAGCGTCTAATTAGATTTAATATTTGCTCAAATGGTTTTCCTGCCACACTTATATAACTATATGGAATATTATCTAACTTATCTACTGCTTTTTTTACTTTATCGTGTTTATTAGGGTCATCAATAAATTTGCCAGTTGATACTTCATTGATTGGAACTCCACTTAGATTAGCAATTAATCTGTTCAAATGATCTTCTTTTGACATTTCAGTATCCAAAACAAGAACTGGTATATTCTTGGAAGATACATTTAGTGCCACATTATCAGCGAATACTGATTTACCAACTTTTGGTCGTGCAGAAACAAGGTCAACGCATTTTCGTCTAAGACCACCCCCAATAGACTCATCATACCTGTCGAACCCTGTGGGTATACCAATAATATCACACTTATTCTCCTCTAGGTATTGTAGATATTCTTGTATTTCGCTGCCAATCTTTTCTGGATTGTCACCACCATCATCCTCCCTAAGAAAATCTGTTACTGGGTCTTCTAAGATATTAAGAATTTCATTGACGCTTTCTTCGCCAGTTATTTGTCCAACATCTTTGTGTATTTTTGTGGTTAGCAATCTAATCTTTTTTGCAAACTCAAACTTTTTAACTTGTATCGCAAAGTGAAATATATTGTCTTGATTGATTGGAAAATCAAATAAAGCATTTATATATGCTAACTCTTGTTTAGTATTTATTACTTCAATAAAATTTAAATGTTGAGCCGCTGATAATAAAGATGCAACATCTACAGACTGATCGTTATCAAGAATGTGTTTTATGCAACTAAATATAACTTGATTATTATGATTGCTGAAAGATTCTGTAGATATGATGTCAGATATAGACACATACCCGTCTAGTCCATACTGCAATAAACCAGCAAGAACTGCTCTTTCAGCCCCTATATCAGAAAGGTTTTCAGGCATTTATTATCCTATACATCTATCACATCTGTAATATTCTCCAAACACTAAGCCAGCATTTACTTTTTCAGTCTTGCCGCAGGCGTGGCATTTTACAGTTTTTTTAGCTGGAGCTTTTCTAGTCCTTGGCGTTATGTGAGACTTTGGAGTTTCAATGTGTCGATCCTCTCCGGTGTCAGCCCATGTGTTTTCTCTTGCTCTTACTGGCTCTTTACTTTTAGAAAATTTAGTAGGTTCTCTTACAACTTTAAAATTCTCTTCAACTTCTACATCTTCAACAGAACCATCTACAGCTTTTGATGTGTCTGTAAAAGGCTTTTCTGAAACTTCTCCTCCAGATAATGCTTTCAATAAAGCCTGTTTTTGTTCCTCTGTCAACGTTTTTATAAAGTCGTCCATACTCATGTCCTCTTTCCCTTCTCTAATAGTATATCTGCCTTACGTTTAAGTTCATAGATCTTGCCCTCAAGTGATTGGACTCTTGCCTCTGCGATCTCACGATAGTGATCTACTTTAGCTGCGTATTCATCATTTACAATTATCAGTGGTCTACGTTCTTCATATTTAGTATATTTACTAAACTGATCGTGGTTTTTTGCAACCATTTTATTTAACTTATCATTGCACCAATTTAACGCAATCTTCTGCATATTTAATTCATCTTGTAAATGTGTAGAGTAACTGTACAATTCATAAGACCAAGTGAATAGCTCGTCTTTAGTGAGCATACCTATAGTATCTTTGCCAGCATTAGCGCATCTATGCCAATCCTCCCTAAACTTCTTGTTAAACCTAGCATGACTAGCATCTAAAAAGTCGTCAACCATAGCTTTTAAGTCAGCCAACTGTTCACTCGCCGTCTTCAATTTGTTTTCTCCAATGCTCATCTGTATCAGAGTACCTCAATACTATTATATCAATGTTGTTCAATTCACACCACTCTATTTTATCTTCATCTTTAGCTTTTGCAATAGCAAAATCTGCTTTATTCTTATGAAAAAATGGGGTATAATCATAATGCTGTTGTCCGTGAACTTCTACAGCCAACATGATCTGCGGCACATAAAAGTCTAAGTATAAAACACCCCTCCTGTGGCTAGGAGTACTCCCCGGTAGTTTTACTTCCTCCAGAATTCTGTATGAGTGAAATATCTGCTTCAGCACATCTCTGGCTCTTACATGATACTTGGATCTTTTCCTTGTGTCGCTTGCGGGGACGTTGTATCCGTTTAAGTTCCATGCGTACTCTCTTCCATTTAAACCTGTAACTTTCATTTATAATTCCTATCGTGATTTTTGCCAGCAATATACCAGCGCATATGTTTAATATTGTATAGATATTCATTATGAATTCACTATTTTCTTTAGTTTTATTTCAATATTTCTAATAGTCTTTAAAGCATACTCAGTAAGTTCATAATCTTCTTTATATCCTCTCAGGGCATCTAATACTCTCCAAGCTTCTGTTTTATTCAACTCAA